AGGCGTTCAGCATCGGCACCACCGAGATCATCCGTGGCAACCGCCTCGGGATGCTCCACGGCATCGACTTCTACGAGTACAACGGCTTCGACGCCGCCGGCCTCACCGCGAACCTCAACGGCGTGGTTTCCTGCCGCGAAGGCCTCGTGGTCGTCACCCGCGTCCCCGCCGCGCCCACCACGGGCGGTGGCGAGCAGACCATCGTGACCGACCCCGACAGCCAGTTCTCGTACGCCCTCCGCTACTGGTACGACTGGTCCGAAGGCCTCCACAAGCTCTCGGCCACCTGGCTCGTCGGCGCCGCCAAGGGCAACCCGGACGCCCTTCAGAAGATCATCGCCACGGCCTAACGCTCTCGGGGGGTCGAGTGACCCCCCACGCGCCAATGCAAGAGGGGCTCCCGAGCAAACGGGAGCCCCTCTCCTTTGTTGACATATGCGAATGGCTGGACTAGGGGCTAACCATCATGGGACTCTTTGAAGAAGCGGCCGCAGATGCCCTGTCCATCCTAGGCGAGGTCGGGAAGGACATCACCGTCAAATCCAGCCCCACGTCGCCAGGTGTGGCCCTCAAGGCAATGGTCACGCAGCCCATGGTTCTGCAAGACCTTGAGACCGGGGGCTTCCTCAACCAAACCACCTTTGAGGTCAAGATCACCCGAGCCTCCCATGTGGCCAACCCCGGGCTGTTCGCCTACGGCAACCTGGTCACCTACGCCGGCGAGGACTACCGCATCGTGGCCATCGCCAACCGCCCCCCGTCGGCTTGGATAGTGGCCAAGGTGCAGACCGCCGTTCAATGAGCGCCGTCCTCATAGCCATCAAGGACCTCAAGGTGGACACCGAGGGGTTCAAGAGGGCCATGAAGGAGTTTGCACACGCCATGGGAAAGCTGGGCTCCAGCGTGGTCAAGGGGCAGGCCGGAGCCCTCGCCGCCGACCTGTTGAACTTCACCCTGCCCGTGGAAGGCAACGGAGGCCCCGGCAAAGGGGTCACAACGGCCGCCAGAGACATCGGGATAGGCACATTGGAGCGGGACGTCCAATCCATCTTCAAACCGCTCCACAAGGCATCCTACGAGGACATCGCGGGGCAGGACAGCTACTCCGTGTTCGTGGCATGGGCCGAGGACCGATGGAGGCACCATAAGCGCACCACGGGGGTCAGCCGCCGCGACATCAACACCGAGGGCTGGGCGCAGTTCAAGACCACCTACGGCGGCGGCTCCAAGAAGGGCAACGACTTCTCGGGGGTCAACAAGGGCGAGACGTTCATCCGCACCACCCACATCGGTATTCGCGGCGGATCGGACGTGATGAACTACTCTTGGAACGTTGAGAAGAACAAGAAAACATTTTTCATCGACAACGCAGAGGCCAAGATTCCCGCCTACCTCAAGGAGGCAAGCAAGAGGGTTGGCCGTCTAAAGTCCGGCTGGCTGGAGGCCGCCATTTCGCTCGGGCGAAGGCCCCGCGTAGCCAAGTGGATTGTCCAAAACCAGCATGGCAGCGGCTACGCCGTTGACCAGTCCACGGGCAATTTGCCCACCGTCATCGTGGCCAACAGGATCCACTTCCTCATGGGACGCGGCGCCGGCACTACTCTTTGGAAGTCCGCCTTCCACTACCGAGCCTACGCCATGAGGGAGTCTGTGGCCGCCAGGGTCAACAAGATAGCCGGCGGAAGCCCACAAAGGCTTGAGGAAATCATCCGCAAGCTGGAACTTGAGGCCCAATCTTACAAAGTCAAAGAAATGCCATGAGCACCCCCATCCGATCCATCGTAGAGGACCGCGTAGCCGCCTACCTAGCAACCAAGCTGACCGGCGTGGCCATCCACAAGGGTGTCACCGACGAGGAGCGGGTGCTCCCCATCGTCATCGCCCACGCCACCAGCGCCGACAAGCCGGCCTCCTTCGGGGCGGCCAACTTCGGCAACTACCGGGTGGGGCTGACCGTCTATGTCTACACCTCGGCGGACGACGAGACCCTGGCCGACCACCGGGAACGGGTCGAGACAGTCGAGGCAGCCCTTACCGACTCGGCATCCCTAAAGACCGCCTGGGGAACCGCCTCGGAACACGGGGTGCTCTACGAGTGCTGGATCGAGTCGGACAACGAGGGTATGCAGGGCCGAAAGTACGGCAACGCCATCACTTTCACGATGTTCGTGGCCATGCCCGTCCAGCCTTGACTGGGGGCTAACCCATAACAATCACCATCATGGACGAATACGGCGTAGTGCATATCTTCGGGGTCAAGGGTACCGTTGCTTACCTCACGGTCCAAGGCGACGACCTCGACCACACCAACGCCCTCGACGTGGAGGTGAAGGACGAGGAAGGCAAGGTCATCACCAACCGCCTCGACGACAAGCGAATCAACGTCTCCATCGACGGCACCCTCAAGAGCTCCACCTCCTTTGAGTCCATCATCGGCGCTCAGTTCACCTACGCCGGCACCCAGTACATCTGCAAGGGCGTGACGGATCGCGGCACGAACAGCGACTACCGCAAGGTCACGCTGAAGGGCGTCAAGTACCAGGAGATCGCCTAAGCCGGGCGACGGCCCGATGGACGGCCGTTTCCTAGACGCATTCACCTTGCTGCCCAGGCAGCGGGTGATTTGCGGCTACGAGACCAAGCCCCTGTGCCTCCGACACAGGCTGGTTCTCACACGGCTCAAGTCCCCCTTCGTGGACGGCAACCCGGAGATCAGCCCGGCCAACGTGCTGGTGGCCGCCAAGATAATGTCAGCCCACACCCTTGGCGATATGCTCTCGGACAAGCCTTCCAAGCAGGATTTGGCCGAGACCCAGCGCATGATCGACGATGTGGACTACTTCGTGGCCCAAGTCGGAAAAATCTACGACTGCATCCGCGACCAGTCCCATTGGCCGACCTTTTGGAAAAAGACAACGACTGGGGGCAACAGAGGGGTGCCTTGGATACTTTCCATAGTGTGCGGTCTCGTAAAGGGGGGCGTCCCCCTGGAGGACGCATGGACAATGCCGGAGTCCCAGGCCGTGTGGATGCAGGCGGCCATAGCCGTCTCAAACGGGGCCGACATCGACATCCTCTCGGACGAGGACATCGCCGCCCAGCGCAAGCTGGACGAAATCTACGCCAAACTGGAGGCCGCCAACAATGTCTAGCGAGCTGAAACTTAAGCTGGTCTACGACTCCACGGACGCCGAAAGGGCGGCCAAGGACCTACCCGACGCCGTTGATCGTCAGAACCGCCGCTCCCGCCGCTCCTTTGAGGGCAGGGGGGCCGGCGACATGGGACCCGGCGACTACCGCCGCATGGCCGGCACCGCGTCCGAAATCGACAGGCAAATCAAGGCCGAGGAGGAAGCCAAGATCAAGGCTGCCCAGGAAGCCGCTGACGCAGCCGCAGCCGCCAAGGACAAGGAGGACAAGGACACGGAAGCCTGGCACCGCAAGGACCTTTCCCGCAAGCTCAAGGAAGCCGAGGAGGCCGAGAAGGCCGCCGCACGCGAGGAGGCCGCACGAAAGAAGGAGGAGGCCGCCGCCGCCGCCGCCGCAGAGCGTCAGTCCAAGAAGGACGAGGACGCACGCAAGAAGGAGGAGCAGGAGACCGAGGACTGGAACAGGTCCGAGCTTCGTCGCAAGCTCAAGGAACTCGACAACCAGCGCAAGGCCGAGGAGAAGGCCGCCAAGGAAAGGGAAAAGGCCGCCGAGGATGCCGCAAACGCGAAGGATTGGCAGGATGTTTTCATCGGCAGGGTAAGCTCCGGCCTCATGAGCGGCGTGCTTGTCGGCGGCGTCTTGAGCATCATCAAGGGCATCATGGGGGGCTTCAAGGATTCCGTGGCGTCCGGCCTGGCACGCGGACAGGTCGGTGGAGCCTCTGCCGCCGCCTACGGCACGCAGGCCAAGGATATGTTCCAGTCGTATATGTTGCTTAAGAACGTGTCCGACATGAGCGAGGAGGAGTCCAACAAGATCACCGAAAGGCTTGCCTCGATGGCGCAGGACATTTCCACGGGAGTCAGCGGACAAGGCGCCGTGGCTTTCAGATACTTCGGTATCGACCCCATGAAGTACAAGGATCAAGACTTTAGGTTCGGCGAGGTCTTGGCCAATATGTCCGACAAATACGCCAAGTCGGGTCAGACCGCACAGTTCCAGCAGATGATGACGGAACTGCTCGGGGATGACTGGAAGAAGCTTCGCCCCGCCTTGGCCGCCGGCCGCCGGGTCATTGAAACCGGCACAGCCATCACCCTTGAATCGGGGCCTGCAAGCACGCCCACAACCGCAGGCTTGGCGGCCGTCAACACCCGACGGCTTATGGTCGGACAAGGTCCGCTGAGCAACCTCAGAGGCGGCAATGTCGGAGCCTCGGGTATGCCCTCCATGCCCTTCGCCACGTCCCTTCAAGCCATGGGCGGCGGCGACGTCCTATCCGCCATCAACCGTGGCCCCATGGACAGCATCGTCAAGGCTACCGAGGAAACCGCCGAAAACACCCGCGTCATGTCCACGAAGGACGCCAGGATGTCCGGGCCGTACATGGTCACAATTGGTTCCGTCAGGGCCAAATAACTTATGGATTCCAACGCAAGCACACAGGAATATGGGCAGAACCCGGAATACGTCCTCCAGCCGGACTACCAGTTCAGCCACAACGGCTACGGCCTGCTCCAGCTCGCCTGCAACTTCGACGTGGACATCTCCAGGGCAGGCGAGTCCGCGACCATTTTCAGACGCGGCTCGGCACTTCCCAACGGCGGCGGACCGCTGAGCAAAGCCCTTGCAGGCGGCTCAACCACGTGGACGCTCGTGAAGGCCGACGAGGTCGGCAGGGACGGCAACCTGGCCCGTGTTCGCGCCTTCTACGCCGCAATCGAGGGCGGCGAGACCACGTCCCAAACCGAGGCCACCGTCACCTCCGCAGCCGTCTCCGAGAGCATCGAGTCGCACCCCAACTTCTCCGTACACCAAGTCCCCACCATCGGGGTCAACGGCGAAACCTACAACGGCAGCAAGGTTCCACTTGGCGGCGTGTTCACCAACGGAAGCCCCCCGATCATCCAAAGCGCCGCAGATCCCAAGAACCCGTTTAGGGCTTACTGGTATTCGCAGCCCGGAAACCCCGGAGTGTTCCCCTGGCAGTTCATCGGTTTCCTTCCGTCAACGGACAACAATAACGTCAACCGAAAGGCCGGCGTCAAGTCGTGGTTCCGCCCCGCCATCACGATGAAGCTAGTGGCCTACACCTCGGACGCCCAAAAGGCCACCGAGACAGGTTACAGCACCGGGTGGATCATCACACAGCCATCCTACGGCGTGTTCACCATTCCCGAGATTTACCAAAACATCGTCAGCCAAGACCCCATCAAGCCCGAGGAGCTCGGCCCCAGCAAGAACTGGCTTGTCACGGGAACCAACGTGGAAATCTACGGCGGCCTGTACAAGGTCACCGCCGACCTCCTCCTGTCCGGCGTCCTGGGCTGGGACACCGACATCTATCCCTCGCAGGATTCCAGCGCCGTAGGATGATCGAGGGAGACCGCAACTTCGCAGGCAAGTTCACACCCGGCCAAGACCTTGAGGCCTGGGAGCTGAACCGCGTGGGCGAGGTGGCCAGCCGAGGCGTGACCATCAGCAGCTCCGGGGCCGACACCCTTCAAGGCTCCTTCGGAACCGTGTTCATGGAGCGCCCGCAACCCTTCGTGGCAAACACCGTCACGGATTTCCCGTTCAAGGTGTTCGCAGGGTTCAACGACGACGGGGTAGAGGTCACCGTGAGGCCAGGGACGGTCAACAACAGGATTCCCAAGATTGCCAGCGTCTACATGGACGCGGCCACGCCGCCCAAGCTCACCATCGACCAGTCCGGCATTTGGGACATCCTCATCAAGGCCACAAAGACCGTCGACTCTTTCTTCCCCGACACCGTCGAGGTCGTGGCCATAAAGAGGGACGAGTGGACGAACACGGACACCGTTGGCTACCTTTTGATAGCGAGCATCACCCTAACGGGAACCGCGCCCGCGCTCTCGATCTCATCCATCACGCAGTCAATCTACGCCTCGCAGATAGTCGTCAGAACCAAGGCTGGCTCGGCGACGGCGATTTGGAACTGGACGTCACGCTGATGCCATACGCCCCCGGACAGCCGTGGGACGCAACCCTCTCCTACTCCTACGGGCAGACTTGCACGTTCAACGGACTGCCCTACGTCTATTGGCATCCGACCTCGCCGTCCACGGTTGGGGTCAACCCCTTCGACGAGTTCCGAGACTTCCTGGCCGTGAATGTGCTTGGCGGCGGAGGCACCGCCACAAGGTCGGAGAGGGCGTGGGTTCTAGCCGACGATGTTGACATATCGGGGGGTGGAACCGTTTGGGCAAGGTACGGCAACGTGGTCAATCTCCAGCGATCCATACGCGGTGTTGACTTTCTCCTGCCTGTTTCAAACCCATACCTGTACGAAGGCTCGCTTTATCCGGCGTTTTGGAATGCAACTCCGGGGAATCTTGCCGCATACTCTTGGCAGTTCTACGGAATGCTAGGGCTGTCAGCCGAGTTCGGTAAGGCAAACAACACCGTTTCGCCACCCGTTCCCGAAACCTCCGGCAACTCCAACATCGCAAGGGCTTCCATTTGGGTCAACACAGACCCGCTTTCGCAGTACTCCCCATCGCTTCCTAGCATGAATGTGATCAGCACAGGGCCTATGTCATCCAGGATTGAGGTGGACTTCATGGTTCAGACAAAGGATTACAGCCCGTCCTTCATAAACGAGTTCAACAGAAACGCCTCCTACACCATAACGGTCACGGTGTTTGGTCCGGGAGCCACCACCTATGACATAGGCGGGACCATAAACAGCGGTCCCTTTAGGGACGGGTATAGCCTTAGGTCAACCAGCGTCATAAAAACCCACGATATATCGTGGTCCGTTGGACAAACGGTGTCCTTGGCCTTCAAGGTCAACGGGATAAGCCCTCGTTTCGACTCGTAAAGGGGGCATTTGACTGGGGGCTATTGGGGAGGTCATGGCCAACACGCTCAAACTGTTCATTTCCCCCGAGAACCAGCGGCTTTTGGCCACCCCTGGGGCGTTCAGCTCGGCCCCCCCGCCCGTGTTCTTCTCGGGCAACAACGTCGACCTTGAGCTCCACCTCTACGAGGGAGTCGGGGTTGCCCGCACCCCCTACGAGGTTCCTTTCCCCGCTGGGGCGTCCGTGAAGGTGGCCGTCGGCACAGTTGCGACCCGCCCCTTGGCAGGCCAATGGCGCCTGTCCGTCTCGTCGACAGAGACCACGGACTTGGACTTTGACGCAACGGCCAGCGAGGTGCAAGCCGCCCTCAACGCCCTTTCCGCCGTCTCCACGGCCGGCGGGGTGGCCGTCACCTCCATCGGGGACGGGTATGTGATCACCTGGAACACCGTAGGCACCAAGCCTGCCATCCTAGCAGGCACCGACACCCTCACCCCCTCGTCCTACGAGTCCATCCTCATCCTCCAGGCCGGAAGTGCGACGGTTCGGGAGATTGTCTACGTTGAGCTGCGGCAAACCCCTGTCGCCCTCGCCGAGACTTTCAACCCCATCGGCACCCCCGTTGTCTCGGCCACCACCGTCTCCGCGTGGAACGGAAGCAACAAGGTTGTCCGGGTCGGCATCAGCCCCTCGCCGGCTGGCGGATCGTACACGCTCACCGTGGACGGCGACACCGCCGTAATCCCCGGCAACGCCTCCATCTCGGACATCCGCGCAGCCTTCGTGAACGCGGGAATCACCATCGCCGGGAACATCTCGCAAACGGGTCAGAACCAGCACGACATCGTTTTCACGGCCGACGAGGCTGTCACGGTTGACGGCTCGGGCCTCATAGCCCAGCTTGGCATCGTCGGGCAACTCGACCTCGCCACCTCGGAGATGCTGGCCTACATCGGCTCCGACACCTCCAAGTCGGCCACCCTTGAGGTTACCATCACGGCGGCCGGCGACCAGCGGACGGTGTGCCAGGTTCCCTGCTTCGTGGCAAACGGCGTCATCTCCTCGGGAGCCGTTGGTCCCGTCCCCATCGGAACCCTTCTGACCGAGGCCGTCGCCAACGCCCGCTACATCCGACGCGACGCAGCCCAGTCACCCAGCGGAGCCGACCTGGACATCATTTGGCCCAACCTCGGGGTGTCCTTGGACGGATCGGACGTCGCGGATGCCCTGTCGGGCGCAGCCTCCCCCGCCTCGGGCAATGTGTTCGCCACGATGGCGGACATCCCCTCGCCGCCCGACCTAACGCCATATCTGCTCATCACAACGGCGGCCAGCACCTATCAGACCATCTCGGGGATGTCGGCCTACCTCACGACTGCCTCGGCTAGCTCGACCTATCAGACCATCGCCGGTATGTCGTCGTACCTAACGACTGCCTCGGCCAGCTCGACCTACGCCCCCTTGACCGACTTCGACCAGGGGGTCAAGACCACCAACAGCCCCACCTTTGTCGGGCTTACAACCAGCGGCAACATCACGCTGAAAGACAATGTAACCCCCACTTCGACCTACCAGTTCAAGTGGGACGCCTCTACGGCGATTGCCGGGTACTACGGCGGGGCTGTCCCTGTGGTCGAAATCACCTCCAACGGAATCGTCTTTGGTTCCATCGGAGCCACCCTAACCTTTTCCGACGCCACCGTCCAAGAGTCCGCGCCTGTTTATTCGGCTGGCACCTCCATTCACTCGGGAGGCGGCGGTCACATTGACGGCAACGATTACCCGGACGAGATCACCATCGTCATCGGCGGCGTGACTTACGCGATGCCCGCACGCACCATCTAACATGGCAAACTTTGAAACATTCAAGCGGGGTATGTCCTTCCACGGCGAGGTCGTGTGGACGCCCACTCCCACGGAGCCTGCCAACCTCATCGGCCTAACGGTCACATCGGCCATCCTTGACGCGGATCGCAAGCGGCACGAACTGACCGTCACCAACCCCAGCGGGGACGGCATCAACTATGTGGCCCAGCTCACGGATACCTCCGACTGGGCCGTTGGCGACGCCTACTGGGACTTCAAGATCACAGGCACCGAGTACAACTACTCGACGACCTGGACATTCAACATCATCCCCCAAGTCACCCTCTGACCGATGGCCTTCAATGTCACGGTGACAGGGTTCGGGTCGTTCACCGCCACGGTCAACGGAGAGCAGGCGGTCTTGGCTGCGGAGGTGATGGATGCGTCGGCGCTGATGGCGACGATGGCCGTCCAGGGGCCGAAGGGCGACAAGGGTGATACAGGGTCGCAAGGGCCGCAGGGGCCGCAGGGCATCCAGGGGGTGAAGGGCGACAAGGGCGATAAAGGCGACCAAGGCATCCAAGGGATCAAGGGTGATAAGGGCGACACAGGCGATACTGGCCCACAAGGGCCGCAGGGGATTCCTGGTGTGGTGGCGGCTACCGCCCCGATTACCTATGACGCACCCACGCAAACCGTGGGCTTTGACACTAGTTGGAACCCCTTTGACCAATCGCTGAACACCACGGATGGGGTTCAGTTTTCAGGACTTCAAGTTGGGCCTTCTCCCGGCCTGTTCACATTCGTATCGCAGACTGCCTTCACGGTTATTGACTTTACCCCTCCTGGTGCTCCGGTCATCCAAAGCCAGCTCGGTGCCAGCGGATTGTCACTTAATCAAGCTGGGGCTGGAATCACTTTCCCCGACAGCACCGTCCAGACTACCGCTGCCGTACCTGCCACACCCTCTGTGGACATTCAAACCTTTGGCGGCCCTGCCTCTAGCGGCACCTTTACTTGGACGAAACCAGCCGGGGCGAAATGGTTAAGCATTTGGTTAATCGGTGGCAGTTCGGGTGGTGGCGGTGGTGCTATGTATGCTTCTACTTCGGGCAGGTCGGGCGGTCACGGAGGAATAGCCGGGACAATGTCTGTTTTCCACGAAATACCTGCTGATGAGTTTGGGGACACAGTTGAGGTTATTGTTGGTGCTGGGGGCGTTGGTGGTGCAGCCCGAACAACTCAAGGGAACGGAAACAACTCAACAATAGGAAATGGGTCATCTTTTGGAGGCGTTTACAGGACACCTAATACCGCAATTGCACAAGGTGGCACTACTACTGGGTCATTAGGCGGAACATCCGGTATTGCTTGGGGTTCATTTGGTGCTAACTCTATCTTTCTATCCGTTACGAGTTCAGCAGGAAACACCACCAATGGTTCTAACGCTGCGGATAACGCTGGGAGGTATTTCCCATATATGGGTGGTGGTGGGGGCGGCAATGCTGCCAATGTAACAGGTGAAAAAAACGGAGGCAAAGGTGCAGGAAAAACCTCTGCTGCCGTCAATCTTTTTGGTATGGGGTATGCTGTTGCGAGTGGTGCTGGAGGCCTTGGGCTAACAGGAACGAATGGTGGAAATGGCACAGATTCGGGATACCTTTTAATGTATGGAACAGGCGGTGGCGGTGGTGCTATGACCGCTGCCGGGGTCGGCACAAATGGCGGCAATGGCGGCTGGCCCGGTGGCGGCGGTGGAGGCGGCGGTGCTGGCACAAATGGACAAGTTTCGGGTGCTGGTGGCAACGGAGCCAATGGATTTGTTCTCATAAGGACTTATTGCTAATGGAACTCGAAACTATCACAGGCCAGGACGGAATCGTTTGGACACGATCCGCAGACCGCAAGACCCTCACGGCAAGTGACGGCAGGACAGTATTGGGCAACCCCGAAATGCCCAATGACTATTTGCTGACCTTTGCTTACCCCGAACCAAGCGAGTGACCAAAATCGGCCGCATCGTAAAACGGTCTTAACC